CACTCCGTTGCATTGATTTGTAGCTTTTCCCTTGGCGGTCAGACACAACAGAACCAACAATTTTTCCGTCAAGGTATACATTGCCGCCGGGTTTTATGTTGTCCCGCATGACGCCGCCCAAGGATTCAAGGTCAAAGCCGGAAATACCGCCATTAAGTAGGCTATTCCATATTTGGTTTTCCTGCGCAGTAAGCACGCGCTCGCCTTCATGCAGACGCGCAATATAGTCATCATGCGGAATGAAATCAAGACCCATTCGGCCCGATCCTTCCGTTTTACCTGTTGACGTTGTAAAGTTGATAGAACCAAAACCGCCGAAATCAATATTGATTCCGTACCCGTTCAACCTGTCCAGTTCTGCAATGATTGCGTCAACCTGTTCGGAAACATCGTCAACATGATCCGCGATCCCCTGCGCAATGCCTTTAACAGTCTTCCCGGTATTTTCTGCCGCTTCGCCTTGAAGGTCTAACGCCTGCACAGCTTCCTTGGCCTTCTCCGCAAGGCTTTTGTACACTTCATCAACGGTAAGTTGTTGCTCTGTGAGCGTGTCCGTTAATTCTTTCTTGCCTTTTGTGACTTCCGAATACAGGTCATTCAGTTCTTTTACCTGCCCTTTTGTCGCATCTCCGCTTGCGTTTGCGATCTCATGCAACCATTCGGCAGACTCAACAGAACCATCCGAAAACTGTGCAAGAAATTCATCAGAGAATCCGCGCTTTCGCGCTTCTTCCATGTCTTTCTTGTATTCATTCAAGAAATTAACCTGTGATTGAAGGTTTTTCTTCAGATTCCCAAGGCCGTAAGCATCTTTGGCGTTTGCTGTTCTGATGTTAATATCTTCAAGGGTCTTTGCGTAATCTTTGCTGTTTGTATCAAGGTTTTTTAGTTCCTTTTCTAACGGTTCAAGGCGTTTTGCCTGCCGTTGTGAAGCATCTCCGATAAAATCAAAACCTTTAACGGTTGAATCAATAGACTTTTCAACCGAATCACGAACGCCATTTACATAATCGTCAAGAGCATCAAGCGCGGTTTTGAAATTGTTGACGGCGTTCTGTGCTGCTTCGGCGTTGTCTTTCCAAAACTGATCTACCTTGTTGGCTGCTTCTGCCGCATCACCGCCCATTTGCTCAATTACCTTGTCACCTTCTTCAAGAAGTTTCAACCCTTCTTGATAGGCGTTGTTTTGATCCTCATAGGCTTTTGTGGCAGCGTCAAGGTTATCCTTCAGCGTAAGGTAATATTCAAGTTCCTTGTTCCATTCTGACCATTCAGAACCATTCTTTTTTGCTTTGGAAAGGTCACCGTTGTACCAATCCAAGTCAATAGAATACTTGTCCGCGATTTTTTGAAGCTGCGCATATGCTTTTTTGACGCGCTCTTCATAAATCATTTTATCAACTTCAAGGCCGGGAAGTTCTGCGTATTTGTTCGCAAGCGCAGTCCTTTTTTCTTCCTGTGCTTTCATCAAGGCAAGTTTCTTTTGGCCTTCTGCCCAAGCGTTTATATATTCCTCAATGGCCTTTTTGCCGCCTTTAACCTCGCCTGTTTCCGTGTTTATGATCTCATTTAGGCCGGGAATGGTTTTTACAAGACGCTTGCAAGTTTCAAGCCACTTTTCTTGCTTGTTATTTATTTCATCTGTTGACAAGCCAAGAGAAGCAAGGTATTTTGCCGTTTCGTCTGATTTTAACCCGTACTTTGCAACAATGCCCGCCGCCGTTTCTCCGTGTTCGCCCTCGGAAAAAATCTTATCAAGGACAGAGGCAGTTGTTTCCGCTTCTGCTTTAATTTCGTTGATTTCTGCTATTTTCTGATCTTTTTTGAAGTCTATGTCAGCGAATTCATCAAGGACAGTTCGTGATTCAGCATTGGGTAAAAGCGTTTCAAGGAAACCATTCAGCGCGGAAACCGCATCCGAAACGGCAGGCATAAGGATTTTACCAAGCTTTGTCTTCAGTGTTTCAATGTTGGTTTCCATCTTGCGCAGGCTGTTCGCGTACCCGTCTGATGTGCGCGCAAAGTCGCCCTGTGCATCTGCTGTGGCCTGCATAAGATATTGATACCGCAGCATTGTTTGTTCGCTTTGCGTCATCTTGTCAAAAGTCTTTGTTAGTCCCTTTTGCAGCGCGAACGCGTTCAATGTCGCAACGGACATATCAATACCAAGTTCCTTCAGCGGCATTGTTTCGCCGCTTATTCCGCTTCTGATCTTCTGAAACGCAGTATCAAAGTCCAAGTTGTAGAAACTCGCCATATCAGCGGCAAGACCGGCAAGGTCTGTTGAAACTTCTACAATCTGCTCCCCCGCCAAACCGGAAGACTTCAGCATTGCGCCCATTGTTGATGTAAAGCGTTTTGCCTGCGTGATTGTTAAACCAAATTGTGTTGAAGCATTCTGCGCCCATTTTTCAATTTGGCTTGCATTATCTCCAAAAGTAACGTCAACAACGTTTTGCACTTCTTCCAAATCGGATGCCGCTTCAATGGCGGCTTTCCCGATGTCAAGAAGTGCTTTGCCAACTTTGGCGGCGGTAATTCCGGCTGTTACCTTCTTCAGCATTCTCGTGAAGGAATTATTTATGTTGTCCGTTGATTGCTTTGCAGCATCATCCCATTTTCCCGCTTCTTGCTGAATAGCTTTTGTTATGTCTTTGATATTGGCAATAGCGTGTTTCCCGTCTGCCGTAACTTCAAATACAATCTGTCCGTCATTCGCCATTTTCGTTGTTCACTTCCTTTTGAATCATTGACATTAACCCGGCGAATATCCGGGAAACATCCTTGTCATACTTCTTTTGCGCTTCCTGCTCTGTAAGATGCAATGCACAGCTTTGTTTTGCCTTCATCAACCATTCACGTTCCTTGGCGTTGTACTTGGTCGGAGCAGGCAACGGCCTTGCACGAATACCTATTATTTCTTCATACCTGTTCCCTTCGGGAAGTCCTTGCAGAAGTTCCATGAACTCAAACCAAGTCAACCGATCCCGAAAAAGGTCGATACCGTACACCTGCCGGAACGCAGCACGTATTAAAGCCGCATCCTGTTCAAACGATGTAAGGCGTTTTCCGTCCGTTTCCGGGTTTTTCTCAAACAGTACGGTACATATTTCGTTGTAAACTCTTGACGCGTTTTTGGGCGGCTTGCAAACGCATTTAGCGCATAGGTAATCCCTTGCGTTCGGCAAAATATCGTCATGCTGCATTATGTCGAGCATTTTTAGCACGTTTCGGAAGTCGAAATCACACTTATAAAACCGCCCGTCAACTGTGACCCCTTTGGGTAAGGAATCATAAAGACGCATCATAGTTTTATTTTCTTCTGAACCTTTGTAATTTTGTTTGCAAGACGATCCCGGAAATATTGACCGCATACAGAAATAACGCAACCGGGGTCATCTGCGTAAAACGCCATAAGTTGCGCTGCCTGTTCCCTTCCGAATATTACTGCGGCGAAGTATTCTGCTGCTTCCTTTACTTCATCTTCCGGCGTATCGTCCGTCAATTCCTGTAACTTCTGATTTGCCTTGTTCATTCCGGCAATCATCCGCATCGAATCACCGTTAACGGATAGCTTTAATGTTTCGTCACCTTCTCTGATTATGACGTTATCATGAACGCGGTTAAGGGTCATTTCATAACCCTTCCGAAAAATCTTCATGCCCTGTTTTCCTCTCTCTTATGAAATAGGGGCGGGGATTAACCCCGCCCCAAATCGCCAACCATTAAGCCGAAGTGGTAACAGTAGGCTTGCCGTTAAACCTAATTGTGCAGCCAAACGCGTTTACATCAAGCGTAGCACCGCCAAAGGAAGTGATTGCGCCAATAGTCGCGTCACAGGTGATAATCTTGCCTTCGGCAACAATCTTCACGGACGTATTGCGGTCAGTGCCAAGAGCAAACTGTTTGCCCGCAATGTAATCCTGTGCCTCGTCACCAACAATGCGCCGCCCGGAAATAACCAGTTCGGGCGCAGAACCAGTAACTTCGTTATGCGCGAAACCCTGCCCGCACAGGAAGAAATACTGCTGATTCTGCTCATTCTCATTGAATTCCATAGATTCAATGCCTTTGCAAAGTTTGGAATAAGACCAAGTACCGGAACTTTCAGCAGTACCGATGTGAACTTCATTTACCCAATTCGCATTCATACGGTTTCGTTATCCTTTCTGTAAATTTTTACAACCAAATCGCAAGCCATGACCCAAGAATTATTTTCTTCCCGGCCTATCACGCGCGGAAGGTTGCCGTTTGTTATGTCCACAATCTGCCACCCGTTCCCTGTTGGGTATGATTTAAGGCGCGTCAATGTGTCCATTATGTTGTTCAGTGTGTCGGACAGCACTTGCAAATTGCTATGCTTTCCGTTCAGCGCAAGAGTAAGCGGTGTATAACTTTCCTTGTCCATAAAAACAGATTCCGTTGCGCTTGGCGCAATCTCACATGAAAGGCTGTCGGAAATTCCCAACGGCCCGCGCGTGATATTGGCGAACGGGTGCAAACCGTCTATCAAGTCCATAACGGATTCAATGGCAAGGTTCAAAACACTTGCAGAAACGGGCGTTGTCTGTTCCGTTCCCGTGTTTCCCTGTGCGTTTTCGTTGATCTCGCTCATTTATACAACCTCTTAATTGCTTGCGCTTGTTTTTCCCATCGGTCTTTATGGTGTTGCTTTGCAACCTCACACCAACGCCAAGAAGCATTGCTGTTAACTTCCTTGTATGCCGTGCGGATTTCGTAATACTGCCGCGCGGCGTAAGGGGTTGACCAAACAAGTCTGCCTTTGGCAAGGTCAGAATGGATATAGGAAGACAGGATAAGCATACCGGTATCTTCCTTGCAATACTTGTTGCAATCACGCAGGATTTCAGATGAAAGCATTTCAAGGCCGCTTTTCCATGCGTTATCCATCTTTACTTGTATTTTTGTGCCGTCAATATTGATCTTGACTGCCATAGCGTCACCCCTTTACACAAGGGAAACTTCCCAATGGTGAAGGTTGTCCGTATCGTCCCGCAAAGCATCAATGCCAACTACCGTATACGTTTCGCCGCGCACTATTACGCGCATATCACCAAGGTTGACGTGTGCCGTTTGGAACAGCGCGCACCAATCAAGGAAAGGTGTGCTTGTGTGTGCGTCAACGAACAGGATTGACCGCAAAACACATTCCGTGTTATCTTGCGTCTTTCTGACTTCGTTGGTCGGTTGAAGATGAACCTTCTTGACCGTATATTCCGTGTACGTTTGATTCTGATACCGATCTACGCCGGAACAAACCTTCACGGTCGCAGTGCTTTTCAGAATCCTTGACGGGATAGGTTTCAGCATTGTTTACCACCAACCTTCCAAGGTTGGAATTTGCGGGTTCATAAGTCCTGTTTGCTCAAGGTATCCGATAGCCAACGGGGAAATGGATTCTGTCAGTTTCCCGCCGCGTTGGTTCGCTGATCTCCCGTGGACGGTCACCTTTCCGACAGTGAAACCGGCTGTTTCAGTTTCATTCAAGGAATCAATGCCGTTAATCGAAAGGAAATCAATCTGTGCGCAGATAGCCTTTTTATAAAGCGTCTGAAACAGTTCGGGCAACTTGAGTATGGTTGCATCGTCTACCCAATGCGTTACCGCGCCGATAACATCAGAAGCACGGGCGCAAAGGGCGGGGAAGGACGTTTCATCAACGTCCGTTCCCCCGTAGACGTTGCTATAAAAGCTAAAGTCTACAACGCCCATGCTATACCCCCAATGTTACGCCTTGACAACAAGCGTAGTATTGCCGCCGCTGACGCAATAACCGGTCTGCTTGTTGACCATGGCAACCGTAATGTACTTGCCCGCAGTCTGACTTGCAAGGGTCTTCGGGTTAGCGTCAAGTTCCACCCAAGTCTTGGTAGCATCCGGCACAGCACCATAAGTCACGGTGACAGCCGCGTCATTAATGGTGTACATCAGTTTCAGACCTTCGGCGGGCGTACCCGTTCCGAAAATGCCATTTCCGGCAACAGTAATCACGGTGTCACCATCATCATTTGTGCCTGCAACAGAAGTGACGGTCAGAGTGCCAAGGGTCGGGGCAGAACCAAGATGCGCATACACGCCCGCTTTCCTCTGCTCCAACTGGAACACGTCATAGTAATACCGTTCATAATACAGGTCTTTGCCCTTGGTCTGCGCACTGCCGGGGGACATCATCGCAACGTCATACACAATGGGCGCGGCAATGCTTTCCGGGTCATACAGAAGGAAGTTAATCTGCTGTGCATGGTCGGTGTCAATTGCCCAACCGGTTGTGAAGGTGTACGCCGTCTTCATCATGTCGGCGGGGACTTCTTCAACCGTAACGCCGTCAAGGCGGGCAATATTGCGGTCAACGTCACGAATGCCGTTGGTGACCTCAATAAAGCGGGTCATGCCGGTTGCCTGCTTCAGCAGTTTGTAAGCCGTGGGGGTGATCTTGCAACGAACCCGGTCACGGTTGACACGCTGATTGGTCATGTACTCAAGGGCCTTGTCCCATTCGGTCAGAATGGTCGCGCTTGTGAGGGATTCAGTGGAAGTTCCACCGAAAGCACCCGCGAAACCCGCAAGCTTCATGCTCATATAAGCGTCCATTTCCGGGACTTTCTGCTGTTCGTTGAAAACGCGGGTCACGTTGGCAATGGTCGCAACGTCATTGCTTTCCACTTGGTCAAGCGGATCGATGAGGGTGTCCCATTCACGATCCATCGTGAGGGTCATTGCCTGCCAGTCAATATTGAAGTTGCGGTTGAACGTGCCGGTGATCTGATCGCGGTTAGCCGCGCGCGCGCCGGAAGTGGTCATGATCGGGATGTAAACGGTTTTGCCGTTCAGAGGACGGAAACGCTCACTTTCTCCCATGTTCCACAGGTCGGCGTAGTAAGACAGGTACGGGTACGCAGTCTGAAGCGCGCGTCCGTACTGTGCCGCATAGTTAATTGGACTCTGCACAAATGCCATAGTTTTTTAGTTCCTTTCTTTAGTTTTTCTTTGGGTTAAATCCCCAAGCATTTTGGAATGCCGCAACCGCCCCTTCATCACCCTTGGGCAGTTCGCCTTTTGTCGGTGCGCCGAAGGTCGGTTTTGGCTGTGCCGGTTCTGCCGGGTTGAAATATTCTTCATATTCCTTCTTTAACTCGGCAAGCTGTTCTGTTACGGGTTTCGCCCCGTCTGCGCGGTCGATTAGGTCATAAACCCGGTCAAAGAATTTCGGCTTTACTTCCTTGAAATCATCGGAATTACGGGCGATCTGTTTGGCCTTGTATCCTTCAAACTTCCCGTACAACTCTTTGTATTCCGGTGATTCAAGCACGTTCGGCTTTGGTTGGTTCTTCTCCCACTCTTTCCGCGCGCTTTCGATTGCGGCGTTTTGGGCCGCTTCAGCGGCGTTTCTTGTAACATAACCGTCATCCAATGCGCGCCCATACAGACTGAAGATTTGGTCTGCGCGTTCTTCGGGTGTAAGGTCTTCGTTGACAAGAATCTTGCTGATTTCCTTGCGTGTAAAAATACCCGCCATGACTCCCCCTTTTTACGGTCTTGGAAGTAGACCGCCCCCGTGTTTAACGCCCCGGCGGGCAAGTTTTGTACGAAAAAAGCACCCGTTAAGGTGCTTTAATCATCTTTCTGCCTATGCGGTTATCCTGTACCACTTCCCGCATAGGATAGGCAAGGACACTACCTAACGGGGACAGCTTGCCGAACCTCTGATATTACGGTTCGGGTGCTGAATACCCGGCTTTGGTCTGATTCCATTCGCCCGCCGTTTCGTTGTACATAAACTCTGAACCGTCATCAACGCAAACGAAAGACGAACCATTTACAAAGTCACCCGTTGGTTTGCTGTCTGTTGAAAGGCCCGCAAACTTGACAAGGGCTTTGTTTCCTTCAAAGGCTTTTTCTTCAATACAACGGATTGCCATTACTTCACCTTCTTCCTTGTCTTTTTAGGTGCTGTTCCCTGCGCTTCTACGGGCGTTTCTGCCGCTTTCTCTGCCTTGGGCGGGTTCTTCTTCGTCAAGAAGTCTTCCGGCAGTTTTTCGCCGCATACATCGCAGAAAAGGACACAGTTTACGCTCTTAATGCGCTCATGATTGCAAGCCATGATCTTTGACCCCCTTTCGTTGCATTAAAAAAGCGGCTTGTTTTCACAAGTCGCAATGATGCGTGATGCGTGTATTATGTCGGAGCAACAATGGCAACGCCATCCTGTATGACAGCTTCAATTTCCGTGCCGTTTCTCCGCTTGCAAAGAAACAATGTGGCGTTATCATACTGTTCAAGCAGTTTGATCGGCGTTAAACCTTCTTCTGCAAGAATCGGTTTCGCTTCTTCCATGCTCATAAATCATTTGCCCTTTCTCATCGTTTCTTTGATAATCTGCCCGTCTGTGGTTATGCTCTTGTCATCCATGCGGAAGAACCCGTATCGGCCTTCCCATCCTTTTTTGAAATAATCGTCAACGTTTTGCGTGTTGGATTGCGGGTCAATGTATTTTACCACATCATTAACCTTTTCTGCAACAAAAACGTGTGCGTCACTACCTTTATTCCATTTGATGTAAACGGAATACCGTGCGCCGTTTGGTGCATTCGCAAGTTCATCAAAAATCTGTTGCTTTGTTTGATTAAACGTAAAACCGGAATTGAAACTTTTCTGATTCATTCCGTAGTTGCCGAAACTTTCTGAACCCCAAATGATCTTGTTGTTTCTCTTTTTCTTCGGCAACGCTTCCACCGGATACCCACGTCTGCGCATTTCGTATGCCTGTACGCAACGCTGACAGTTGTTCTTATATCCCCAACTGCTGTTATATTT